ATAAGTGTTTCAGCTTCTTTTGTTGTAAGTTTTATAGCCATTGAAATCCTCCAACACTTATTGATAGTATTTTTATTATAACACCATACAAATAAATGTTCAATACAATATCAAAAAACCGCCCCTGTGCTGTAACACAGAGACGGCATAATACAAATAGGCAATCATGACGATAATTACTATTTGCTAACCTCATTATATCATAATGCATGGTTTTTGCAAATGGTTTAATGAGGTGTATTTAAAATGGCAGAAAAACGTTATCGTAGTACGTTTTATTGGCAAGGTAAGCGATACGAGTGTGCTAGCAGCAAAAACCAAAAAGAAGCTGATAAAAAGGCTATATTGAAACTGCAAGCTTTAGAGCGCGGCGAAATTGGTATATCATCTGGTATGACCGTGAAACGATGGGCGCAAGAATGGATTGAAACGTACAAAAAGCCTACTATCGCCAAAAAACAGTATGATGATTATGTAAGCCAATTTGACAATATTATATTACCTGTCATTGGCAGTATGCGCTTGTGTGATGTCAAAGACATTCATTTGCAGAAGATACTTAACAGTAAGTTGGGGTACAGCCTTGATAGGCTTAGTAAACTTAAAAACCGTATGAATGCAATGTTTAGGCAAGCTTATATTTCAAACCTCATTAACCGCAATCCTGCCGAATTTTTGACGTTGCCAAAGGCTGAAAACGGCACAAACCGAAGTGTTACAGATTTTGAGCGCAGTCATTTTTTAGCCGTAGCAAGAACGCATTATGCAGGCCTTATGTTTAAAGTTATGTTGTATTGTGGCTTGCGCACCGGTGAGGTAACAGCGCTCGATTGGCGAGACATTGATTTCGACAAACGCCGCATAATGGTATCGCGGGCAATGGAAAGCGGCACAGACAAGATGAAAGAGCCTAAAACAAAAGCAGGAATACGAGAAGTGCCAATACCAAATGAAATCTTTGACGAATTAAAAAGTCTTTCAGGCGAACCGTACGCCCCGATATTTATCCGCCCGAAAAACAAGGGCAGATATACAAGTATGTCACGTTATCGTGCTTGGAATTCGCTGAAAAACGAAATGGATATATCAATGGGGGCGGTGTTTGACAAGCGAAAAACAAAGGACTATAAAATGCAGACAACAAAGGTATTGTCGATTGTTGCACCAGATTTTACACCGTATTGTCTTAGGCATACATATTGCACAGATTTGCAAAACAAGGGTGTTCCAATCAATATAGCAAAGTATCTTATGGGGCATAGTAACATATCTGTTACGGCCAAAATTTACACACATATATCAGATATTGCAATAGACAATGCTGCTGAGTTAATAAACAATAGTGGAATTTATGGTGGAAAGTCAGAAGAAGCGGTTTGATTTTTGTTGATTTTGAAAATAAAAATTGAATATATTCGTCAACCCTTTCACGGCGGTAACACGAGTTCGATTCTCGTACGGGTCATTAATGATAAAACTGTATAAATAAAACAAAAACCCGACATTAAACAAGTCGGGTTTTTGTTTTGCTATTGATGAAATTTGCACTAAAAAGCACGCAAAAGCACTGTTTAATGGTGGAAAACGTGGTGGAAAGATGCATCGGCTTATAGCTTATATTTCACTGCATATCAATCAAAAATGCAATAGTACTTACAAGACATTAACATAATGGTGGAGTTTTTTTGACTACCCTAAATTAAAATTCACCGGTTCACCCTCAATATGCTCATGCTCGAAATAATGATGAATCCATCTTGATTTTACACTTATGTCATGTGGCTGCCATCCCGCAAAGTCAAAACTGTCATAAGCTAATCTTATACGCATTTTTTCATCCTGAACATTAGTAGCTAAACAACAAAGCTTGTCGTAAACTTCCATGTCTATTTTACGACTTTTATGTATAGCGTGAGCCAAGCACTCTGATAATTCATATTGCATATCCATCCATACTTTAAAATGCGCTTTAAACTCATTTATATTGTGCATATCAAACATTTCAGCTTTTGAAACTAATTGCATATCAATCTTGGGCATGTATTCCAGTTTATCACCTATAATCTTTTCAAGGTGTTCAAGCTCGCAAAAATTATGCTTAGCACAGTGGCCGTGCCACCTGCCAAGTCCTCTAATTGCAATTCGCCTTGAAGCATTGGCCGCCCGCATATTCCAGTGTGCTGATGCTGACAGGTATGTGCAAATATTATCCAAATGTTCACAAAGGTGCTTTTTAATTTCTTCATGAGACATTTCTTGTGTAGGGGTTGTATATGGCATTGTTTAACCCTCCGTTGTTGGTATCATATTGTTTGCAGGGTCATATCCTCTTGCGCAGCGTGGTGTATCAAGGTTGATAAAATGCTTAACACCGCCGGATGTTCCCGCTGTGTTTTCGGGTGCATTATTGCCGTATCTAAGACGATAACAGCGGCCTAAATGCAAGCGGTCTGCGTAGAAAATATTTCCTGCCGAACACATAAGCACATAAGCATCACCGGAAACACCATTTTTAATCTTAACAACCTCTGAACCTGTAATAAGGTCATGGAATTTCACCAATTCGGGCGGTGTCAGTTCGAAAAGCAAACTATAATGTTTGCCATTGCGAAGAAACACTTCTGGGATGGTTATAACTACGGACGAACCGCTTGTAACGGTTATATCAATCGGGTGAATAGGTCTGTTTTGCATGATATTTCCTCCTACTTATATTCTGGTGTGGTTTCTGTTGGCTTATCTGGAGCTTTTGAAGCTTTTGGCAATATTGCGTTGACGGAATTAACAGCATATTTGCCGATACCGTCAAGGGATTTAAGGACTGTTGCACGTTTCTGCGGGTTTTCTATTAGGATTCCAAGACCGACAAGTATGCCGGATTGTATCATATTGAACATTTTTATCACCTACTATAAAAAAGGAGCAATGCAACAACATCGCTCCTTGTGACGCTTTTACGTTGAGCGTTAAACGAATTAATTATTATGTGAGATTAGCAGAAGTCTCTGCGGTCACCACAGCCGGGAACAGGCTGCAAACACTGTAGTGCCGCCTGTGCATATACCTGAGGTGCGTTAGCTTTCTTGTAAAGCTCCTGCATGATTCCTGCATTGCCGGCCGCAATATACTTTTCAGTTTCAAGCTGATTGATTTTCAGCTTTGCATCGTAAAGCTTTTCAGCCTGACCTTTTTCATAAAGGTTGTTCTGGTTTGCGATAATATCAGAATTTCCTTTAAGAATCTCTTTTTCTATCTCGCAGCTTGAGGGACCTCTACCACGCACATCGTCAAGGATTGCATGGTTGTAACCACCATCATGTCCGCCACCGAACAAACCACCGCCACGACTAAAGATTGCGAAAAAGAGCAATAACAGAATTACAAGTCCAACACCTCCACCGCCAAGGCCTCCGAGACCAAGACCGCCACCTACAATGTCATTTTCTACGGAATATGTTGCCATGTGTTTTTATCTCCTTTACTTAAAAATTATATCAACGCTAATGCGTTTCTACCTGATTTTCGAAAGCCTGTCCTGAAAGGAGTTTGCGGGATTTTCCGATTGAATCGACATACCCGCTTGACTGCCTATATTCTGCATGACTGTATTTTTCAGCGTTTGCGGGTCAATGCCAAAACGGTTAAACATAGCTTTTACCCGTGGCGCATTACTTGCAAAATTTACGGCACTATTTATAAAACTTTCACCGCCGTACTCTGATATAAGCTTTTGCAAACCCTCTTTAGTCTGCGGGTACTGTTTCATTTTTTCGCTTGCCTGATTTGCCAGTTCGGGGGAAAACAACCTCGCTGCCTGTAGTGCTATTTTTGTCAAATCCATTCTGTTCACCCTCCAATTTACTTATTTTTTCGCTCAACTGTTTAGTAATCCTTAATAGTTCATTGTTCATTTCCTGCTGTTGGGTTATTTGTTCTTGCAGCAGCTCTTCGGTAGATTTAGGCGGTACTATGTCTCCCAACTCAACAAGCCTGTTATAATGCTTTTCTGCCGTTTGTATGGCTTGCTGACAAGTGTTTTCAAGTTGAGTTACATAGTCCATTGTTTTGCCGATAAGCGTTTGCTGTTCGCCGTTAAGCTCTAAAATGTCCTGATTGCTGATTACCCTTGTTGGGTAAGGCTTATAGCTGTTCTGCGACATGTTATATGGGTGATTTTGTTCAAACATATTACTATCCCCTAAAAGTGTTTGTATACTTATAGTATAAAGAAAAAACAGGCTACAGGTAACGCAATTAAGCGCTAATCTGTAGCCTTTAAAATATCACTTTAGTATCAGTTTATTTTTTTAATTTAGTGCGTATGCTTTTCAATACACGGGTAATGGTCGAGCGTGAATAATCAAGTTCAGCTGCTATATCTTCAATATGCCAACCACGACGATAAAAAAAGTCAAATACCATTCGCTCACGGTCATTGAGCCAATAGTTTGCTTGCATAGTTTCTAAATCTTCTATGCTGAATTTGAATTTGCTTATCTCTCTACCTCACAATTCAAAAAATTGTTTAATTCTTTCCTGTTTCAGTTACTTTCCAATAAGAAATTCATCAATATTTTTTATAAGTGCGTTCATTTGTGAAGTGTGATTTCCTGTTGCCAGATGGTCTAATACACCCTTTACACTGCGCAAAAGAAGCCTGTCAAGTTCTTCCGTGCGCTCAAGACTACGTTCAAGGTGTGTTATTCTGCGGTTATCGTTATCAAGCTTTGCATCTACACCTTTTTGCCATTTCTTTTGTGCTTCTCCCGGACTTGTTGCCTTTATGCTTCTAAAGGTAAGTATCAAACCGCAAATTGTAGAAACAAAGCCGGTGGCGGAAATTATTATTGTAATTACTATTGGCATTTAACTACCACCTTACTGATTAGTTTTTATTACTTTTTCATAAGATAACCACGAAGCAAGCCAACACAATACACCCTGAGTAGCACCTACAAAAACGGCCATTGCAAGCGTTTCTGTTTCCGTAGAAACGTATAGACCTGACAGCAAAACGCTGCACAGGCAAAGAATAGGCGGTATCCATTGATTATTAATTGGTGTGCTTTTTAGCATTAATCCAAGTCCCCAACAGACAGGAATAAGAACCAGAAGTTCAGGGCGGATATAATCTTGAATGTTCATATTTAATCCCTCACGATTTCTATTACTTTGTAAAATTCTTTGTTTAGGTCGCTCGATTGTGCATTAAGCTGACTTGCGTACTTTTCGGCCTGCTCTTTGGATGATAAAGCAACTACTTGTTTTACTACACCGTAAAGGGTTTTGCTTGGTGCAGGAACAGGGAATACAATTGAATTGCATGTATCGGCTATGTACTGCATTTTTGACATAAGATACGGGCCGGGGCAAACTGTAGCCGAAAACATACTGTGCCATGTAAGATTCTCGCCAACTACCAAAGGCGGGAAGTCGTATCGAATCATTATGTCTACGGCTAATTTGATGAATGTATCAAGCGATTTGTCCGATATAGGCCACCCTAACCTATCACCGTCAGCTACATTGCAATTGTTTGCTATTTCTACGGTTATAGCTTCATTATCATTTGCAGCACTGCTGCTAGTCCACGGTCTGTTTTCTTCTGATACATATTGCGCAATGTTTTCGTCCTGTATGCCATAGGTTGCGCTTATTTTACTGCTTTCTAAAACTTGTCCTATTCTCTCAACTGTCAGATTTCCCGCTGCATGGTGCGGTGTTATTCTGCAAATTTTCTTTCCTGCCCGGCCTGGGGTAAATCCCGCTGTAAGCAGAGCTTTTTTTGTAACTAAATTAGAGCCTACCATAAAACCACCTCCGCCATTCAAAACTAAAAAACTCTTTATATATATCCAAAACTGTATAATCGTATATAACCATATCATCAATTGATTTGCCTTTGTGCTTTAGATATAGGCTATATAAAAACACTATTTTATCTTCTAACCAAATAGCAAACGGCATTAAGAAAAACCATATCAAAGCAAATGCAATGCTGACTTGTCCATATATATTGCCCCATAGTTCGGAATAATCCCATATCGCAAACCCAAGCCAAACATTAAGTATTAACCCTGCAATTAATTCTATAATCAG